AAAAAAGATCCACTTCTTTCCTAGCTATGAAAAACCATAAAAAACCCTCGTTTCCTTTCTAAAATAAATCCACAACCGAACCCAATGCCTAAACCCAAGCCAAACACCGCTTCAACCATCCCAATCCATTGCAGTTACGCCCGCCTTGCGGACGTAACTTCGCTCGTCGCCAACCCCCGCAACCCAAATAAACACTCAGATAAACAGGTGGCGCTCCTCGCAAAAGTCATCCGCCATCAAGGGTGGCGCGCGCCGATCACGATCAGCAAGCGAAGCGGATTTATTGTCACCGGCCACGGGCGACTAGCCGCCGCTCTCCTCCTCCAAGTTGAGCAGGTGCCAATTGATGAGCAGGATTTTGCCACGGAGGCCGACGAGTGGGCGCACCTCGTCGCAGACAACCGCATTGCCGAGCTGGCCGATGCTGACAGGGGGATGATTGCCGACCTGCTCGGCGAGCTTGACGCCGGGGGGCTTGATATGGATCTGACGGGGTTTGACATGGAGGCGTTAGAGGAGGCCCTGGCAGAGTCAGATGTGCCACAACAAGATGACATTTATACAAACAAGATTGTCGCTCCAATCTACGAGCCTAAAGGCGAGCAACCTCCAATCTCAGATCTCATCGATAGGAGCAAGACAGAGGAACTGATGAAGGGGATCAAGGCGGCTGACCTCCCGAACGAGGTCGCTGAGTTTCTTAGATTTGCCGCGGAGAGGCACACTACGTTTCACTTTCGCAACATCGCAGAGTTCTATTGTCACGCAGACAAGCCGACTCAGGATCTCATGGAAAAATCTGCGCTCATTATCATCGACTTTGACAAGGCGATTGAGAATGGATTCGTGCATTTAACGGAAAAACTTGGGGCATTGGCAGACCAACAAAACGAGGAGGACGAAGACAATGGAGAATAATTTTTGCGTCTTCATCCTAACGCATGGCAGACCTGAACGCGTACACACTTACGACAGCTTAATGAAGGCTGGCTATACCGGGAAGGTGTTTATCGTCATCGATGACGAGGATAAGACTGAAGAGGAATATCGAAAGCGATTTGGCGAAAAAGTTCTGCAATTCTGCAAGAAGGAATGGGCAGAGAAGACAGACGAGGGCGACAACTTTAACCACCGCAAGGCGATTGTCTACGCTCGGAATGCTTGCTGGGAATTAGCGAAGCAAGTTAAGTGTGATTACTTTGTGCAGTTCGACGACGACTACACAAATTTCATGATTCGATTTGATTCAAAACTAAAGTTCCAAAATGGAAGAATAACACAAAACATTGATGCCGCATTAACTGCGCTTTTGGATTTTTACAAATCCATCCCTGCAACAGCAATTGCGTTTTGCCAAGGGGGAGATCACATAGGAGGAAGGTACAAAGGACTTGGAAGCCTTGAAATAAAAGATGTAAGATTGCGAAGGAAGTGCATGAATAGTTGGTTCTGTGACGTTAACAAACCCTTTAAATTTGTGGGACACATGAACGAAGACGTGAGTGCTTACGTTCTAAATGGGTTGCAGGGACATCTGTTTTTCACAGTCATGCAAATGATGTTAGTGCAGAAACCAACCCAAACAACCGCAGGGGGGATGAGCGACCTTTATTTGTCATCCGGCACTTACGTAAAATCATTTTACTCGGTCATGCAATCCCCTTCATGCGTAAAAATCGGGCAACTTAAAGATCCTCGGAATCCAAGCGGATGCCGTATCCATCACAAAATCAACTGGCACAATGCTTGTTCAAAAATTCTTAGAAACAAATGGAGGAAGGCACGATGAAAACTAAAGTCGTAATCCCGTGGCACAACGCCGATCAACTAGACATCTTCCTTCATGCATGGAGCATCGACCAAGACGATGACAGGGCAATTTTTCAACAAGATAAGACGAAGGAAGGATGTGCGAGAACGAAGAACCGAGGAATCACTGCCGCGATAGAATCAGGAGCCGACATTGTGATCATCCTCGACGATGACTGCTTTCCTGAGCAGGGGCAGACCTTTGGCGAGTTTATCGCGGCGCATGAAATCGCGCTCGAGCCTCAGTCGGTAGAGATGTTCGAAGTGGTGACAGATCCGCCAAGCCGGGGAACGCCGTACTTCAATCGAACGATCGAAATGCCAGTCGCGGCTTCAATGGGGTTCTGGACGCACGTCGGCGATTACGATGCGCCGGGTCAGCTTGTCCATGGCGCAACCAAGCTGATGAAGTTTAGTCGAAAGGCAATTCATGGGCGATACTTTCCGCTGTGCGGAATGAACCTTGCTTTTCGTGTTGCCGAGTGGCCGTGGTGCCAGTTTATCGACGTGCCGAGGTTCGATGACATCTGGCAGGGATTCATTTGGCAAAGACAGGCATTTTTTGAGGGCAAATGCTTTAATCTTGCGGGCCCACTCGTTCGACATTCAAGGCAAAGTAACGTTTGGCAAAACCTCCAAGACGAGTCAAAAAATCTAGAGAGGAACGAAACTATCTGGCAAGACATCTACCGCTTACCGATAGGTGATTACGATCAGATCAAAACTGCTCTTGGTCTTCAATGAGCGCCGCCACCCCAACCCCCGACCCGCTAACGTGGCCGAGCGACCGCATGGCGCGTCTGCTCGACATGACCACGCGCCGCATGAACCAGCTCGTGAGCGAAGGCGTGCTTTTCCGCGAAGAGCGCGGGCGTTACTCGCCCCTAAAAAACGCGGTTGCATACATCCGCTATCTGCGTGACAGGCGTGACCAAGCTGGCACCGCGTCAAATGAAGATGACGACAAAGCGACGAGACGCGCGCTCAACGTGGCACGCCACGACGAGATCCGCCTAAACATGGAAGTCACCGCGCGCACCCGCATCCCGCTCGACCTAATCGAAGAGATTGACGAGCGCCTGCACTCTAACATTGCGGGCATCCTCAAGAGCAGGCGAAACAAGACGCTCGACGAGGAAGCTTTGTCTGACATCTTCGGCGAGCTTCGGCAAGTCGGGCCAACCCTCCGCGCGTGGCATCAGCAAGTGACCGCCGCCGAAGTGCCCGTTGTCGCTACGCCTGTCAACCCGCCCGCCGAAGCAGACGATGACGAAGACGACGACGAATGAGCAACGCCACCACCATCCGCCCCCACGAGATCCGCGCAATCTCTCGCTCCTCAGCGGTGGAGCTTCGCGCCCGCATCGCGGCGCGTTGCTACGCGTTCTCTTCGCTCGTCCCGCCGGAGGAGTGGGCGCAGGACATTTACCGCCTCCCCACCGGCGGACGGTTTCGCTGGGAGTTTGCGCCGTATACTCGCGCGATGTTCAAGAGCATCTTCGACCCCAACTCCATCGAAACTTCGATGCAACTTTTTAGCCGTGGGCTCAAGTCAACGGTCATTCTTCTTGCCATCGGTTACGTGATCGACCAAGCACCGCGGCGCATCCTCAGCTTGTGGCCAACCAATGGACAAGGGGAGAAGTGGAGCAAGGACAACTTGTGCGGGGAGTTGCTGAACTGCACTCCCGCCCTTAGCTACCTCGGCAACGCCACGGGCAAACGCATCACAAGCAACACCCTCCTCCACAAAGAATTCCCCGGCGGGCTCATCGACATCTTCGGTGCCAACTCCCCAGGCGATATGCGACGCGCGAAAGGATCGTTCCTCTACGCTGACGAAATCGACGCAATCGGCACCGAGCAAACCGACGAAGGCGACCAGCTCGCGATCTTCAATAAACGCGGCGACGAATATCCCGACACCATCCGCGTATTCTCCTCCTACCCTTCGGTGCAGGGGCTCAGCAGAATCAACGCGAGGCTGAAAGACTCAGACCACAACGAATGGCATTCGACGTGCGTGGAGTGTGGGGGCGAACCGTTCGTCATGCATCGGAATCAACTCCGCTATGACATCGCATCCCCAGAAGGTGCCCGCCTTGAATGCCCGCGGTGCTCCGCTTTGCTTACCGACCGCCAACGCTATGACATGGCACACCGCCAAGGCTACGACAACTGGCGACCGCGCAACGCCTTCCGTGGGAAGCGTGGATATCAGGCGAACGCGCTCCTCTGGCCTCACCCAGTAGACGAGAAAAAATACGCGGGGGGCTGGCTGCAGTGCATCGCCCAACAAGAGATTGACGCGAAGCAAAGCGACAACCCAAGGCGATCGATGCGCGTGCTTGTCAACACCGTGGACGCGGAACCTTGGGATCCTACCGAAGACAGCGAAAAGCCGCCAGAGTGGCGGGAGATCTACGAAGCCCGCGAACACTACACCGACGCGCCGCGTGATGCGCTCTTTCTCACCGCGTTCGTTGACGTCCAGCTCAATCGCCTCGAATGCGGATGGCGGGCGTGGGGAAGGAACGAGGAAAGCTGGGGGCTCGACCACGTGGTTTTAGATGGACACGTTCGGATGGCAGACGTTTGGAAATCTTTACGCAAGCAACTCGCCCGCAAATTCCCGCGCGAAGGTGGCGGGTATCTGACCCTTGGCATGGCGCTCGTTGACGGCGGCCACTTCGCCGAGGACGTTTACCGTTTCATGCAAGAACTTTCGACGAATCCGATGCCGGGGGTGAGCGGGAAATGTCGGGCGAGCAAGGGCGTCGGGCAAGCCAACCACCCGATTATTGACCGCAAATGGAAGACGGTGGCGCGCAACCTTAAAGGGTATCACATCGGCACGTGGGAGGCGAAAGATCGCATCTATGAGCGGCTCAAGGTGAAGGCGAAAGACGGCGAGACGCCCGAAGGCATCATGCACTTCAACCAGCGATTCGGCGAAGAATATTGCCAGCAGTTGACCGTTGAGACGGTGGCGATTAGCTACGAGCGAGGGGAGGAGGTGCGGAAATATTTAAACGCGAAGCAGGCGCGAAACGAAGCGATAGACATTGAAGTTGGCAACCTCGCCGCCTTCCGCCTGCACCCGCGCAACATGGACGCGCTTGAGGATGAGCTTGAGAATCAGCAACCCATCAACGCGCCTGCGCCTCCTCAGGCGGCGAGCGTTATGCGGGGTGGCGGGTGGGGGCTTTAAAATTAATTCATTGCAAAGAGGGGAGAGAATCGGCAAGGTTCTATCGCTTATGACAAAGCCTATTGAACTGCGTGACTATCAAAAAACCATAGTCGCCTCCACCTTAATCGCCTTACAAACTCACTCGCGGGTGGTTGTGGCTTGCCCGACAGGATCAGGGAAAACCGTCATTGCCATCCACGGAATCCTTCCCAACCTGCAAGGGAAAACGGCTTGGGTGACGCACCGAAAAGAGCTTGAAAAGCAGGTGCATGAATACGGGGCAAACCTCAGAGTGTCCCTAGTGCAACGGAAAATCTTTGGCGATTACCAGAATATCATTATCGACGAGGGGCACCACGTTTGCGCGGATCAGTATCGGCAAATCCTAGAAGACCACCCTTCGGCAAAGATTATTGCTCTCACCGCAACCCCTTATCGGCTTGATGGCGTCGGGCTTGGATCATGCGGATTCACCAAGATCATCCACGGGCCAGACACCTACGACCTCACCGAAGACGGCACGCTTTGTCGGGCCCGCGTCTACATTCCAAAATCAGAACACACGGCGGCGTGGTCGCCTGATGCCGCGGCAAGCCGAATTGCCAAAACCGAATTCACTAAGGGGATTGTCTTTTGCCGATCAGTGGATGAGGCAAAGGAACTCGCGCAACTCCTCACCGCCGCAGGAATAAAATCTGCCAGCATTGACGGGATGACAGACCCAGAAAAACGGGGGCAACTCTTCAAGGGATTTGCGAAAGGAAAGCTAAAGATCATCTGCAACCACACTATCTTCACCGAAGGCGTCGACGTTCCCGACGTGGATTTGATTGTTCTGAACCGCCACACTTTGAGCCGGTGCCTATGGAAGCAGATGATCGGGAGAGGAACTCGAAACGCCCCCGGCAAGCAGGAATGCACGGTGCTAGACCTCGCGGGCAACGGCGTCTTCCACGGATCAATTTACGACCGAGAAATCTACGACCTCAATGGCAAGGTCGAATCTACCGAATCGCGAACACTCACCGAGACAGGGGGCGAGGACGAAACAACTTATGACCACAACCAAGGAGAAGAACTAAAGGAATGGAAACCACAACCGAAACCAATCAGGCTAATCGCGAGCTTACAAAGACTGAAATTCAAATCGTTGTTGCACAGATTCAGGATCGCCTGATGCGCGTGGCGAAGGCGCAGAGGGATTATATCGAAGACATTGAACTGCACTGGCTTCAGCACCCTATCGATGAGGAGGTTGAAAGAGATGAATACCCAGAAGAGGAAAAAAAGACTCAGCTAAGGAAGAAATATGACATCCCTGAAGGTGTGCATTTATTTATGGATGGGGTTGACTCGGCTCTTTTGGACTCTGATGCGAAAGCCTGCAAACCCTACATCGTAGCGTTTGTGAACGGGAAACTAACGGGGGAAACGTTGTATCACTTGCTGTTTTTCTTTGAGGAAGTCGGCGAATGCGATTACGGGTGGATCCTTGTTGAACGCCCAATCGGATTCTATGACGCGCCGAGTGATGAAGACTTTGAAGAAATAATGACCGAGATCCGATCAATCGGAACGCGATCAAGAACGAAGGCTAAAAACCTGCCGAAGCTGACAAATTTAAACTAAACTCCTCCTCTCAACCCCAACGCCCCATCGAAGCAATTCGGTGGGGCGTTTTTTGTGTGCGGGTTGCCAATCTTTGCGGGGGTGGTGAAACTCAAGGCACAATGCCTGACCCACTCGTCGGAATCCCAATGCAGTTTGAAGCTGGGGACACCGTAATTTTCACCGAAGCTTTCGCCGACTACGCGCCCGGCACCTACACCGCCACGCTCGTCCTAAACAACCGAGTCGCCGCGGCAACCACGATCACCGCCACGACTTCGGGCGCGCTCTTCCTGTTCACGCTCAGCGCCACCGTCACGGCCGCGATCACCGCAGGCGCTTACACCTACGCGATCTATGCGACGAGCGGAGCGACCCGCTACACCGCAAAGCAGGGCACGATCAACGTGCTAGCCAACCTCACCGCCACCGCAACCCCATCCTTCGCCCAGGCGCAAGTTACTCGCCTGCAAACCATCCTCGCCGAGTTCAGCGCGACGACGAAGCAAAGCGTCAGTTTCAACGGGCAATCCTTCTCCCGCGGGGCAATCAAAGATTACCAAGAGCAACTCAGCTTCTGGCAAGCCACCGTGATACGCGAAACCGCCGCCGACAACGCCGCGCGCGGATCCACGACGAGCAACCGCATCACGCTTTCGTTCGTCCCAGCCAACAACCTCGACCCCACCTATTACGCCCGATGAACATTTTCACGAAGATATTCAGCAAAAAAGGCGGGAACAAAACAGGGGAACGCGGGTTCCGCGAACTCGCTTCGGTTGGCGGTGGCATCAATGGCGATTGGCCCGTAAGTCAGATCGGGGAAGACGCCGATATGTGGCAGAACGCGTGGGCGTTGACCTCCCGCGTTCGCGATCTTTTTCGCTCCAATCCGCTCTACCAAGCATATCGTGAAACGCTGTGGGCGAACGTCTTCGGGAGCGAAGGCATCATGCTTCGGAGTCGCGTAAAAGAGCAGGAAGACCGCATCGTGCAGAACGCCGGAGAGAAGGCGACGCTTCGCGCCTACGACGCGCGAATTGACCGCGTGCGCGCTCACGCCGCCGAGCGGAGTGGCAACCCGTTCCACCCAACAAACCGCCCGTGGATCGGCTCTAATGGCTCAAGCAGGGCGCAAGTCAAAGTTGGTGAGCCTGACGTGTTCGCGCGGCAAATGATTGAGAAAAAATGGGCGGAGTGGCAACGGGCGGAATACTGCGACACCCGGGGGACGCGTAACTACAAAACGATGCGACAGCTTCGCCTAATTTCAGCGGTTCGAGACGGCGACTTTTTCATCCGCATGATTCGCGACCCTCGGGTAAATAAGTTTGGTTTCTCGCTTCAGATGATCAATGCGGAGTGGTGTGATCGCCTGATGAACGGGACGCTCGAGAACGGAAACGTCGTGCGAATGGGCATTGAATACGAGAGCTCAAGCTGGGGGCTTGGAAAGGCGGTGGCTTATTATTTCATCCGCCGTCAGCCCAACGACTGGCAGTTCACGATTGCAGGCACCTTCGGCTTCGGGGCGATCAACAATGGGCTCCATGACCGCATCCCCGCCCGCGAAATCATCCACTACGCGCGCCCCGTGGACAGCGATTCGACCCGCCCCGCCCCGTGGGTTGCAACGACAATCCCGAAGGCGCGCCAACTCGACCAATACGAGCTCGCCGAGGTGGTCGCCGCTCGTCAGCAGGCGACGAAAACGGGGTGGCTTTACTCGGACGTTCTCCCCGAAGGCGGGAACGCTGGCTTCACCGTTGACCCGCGCAACGGTCTACCCAATCAGCAGATGGGGCCGGGCGACATCGGCGCTCTTCCTTGGGGGGTGAAGTATCAAGCGATCGACCCGACGCACCCAAACGGCAACTTCGGCGAGTTCAGAAAAGCGATGGTGCGGAGCCAATGTGCGGGGATGCCTGGAGCCAATTACTCCACGATGGCGAATGATTACGAGGCGATCAATTTCAGCGCGGGACGCCTTCAGAAGCTCGACAGCAACGAGCTTTTCAAGCTCATCCAAACCTTCGACATTGACTACGCCGAGCGTCCAATTTTCGAAGCTTGGTTGGAGATGGCGCTGACCACCGGCGCGATTCCGCTCCCCCTAGCTAAGTTCGACAAATTCAGCGCGGCAGTCTTTCAAGGGCGGAGGTGGCAAGGGGTGGACGAGGGGAAAGAAGCGACAGCCGCGGCGCTCCGCGTGGCAAATCACATGAGCAGTTTGAGCCGCGAATGTGCAGACAAAGGAGCCGACTTTGAGGAGATCGCTTTTGAGCGCGCGGAAGAGTTGATGCTTCAGGAGCAACTCGGCATCAACCCTCAACTGACCGTCGCCTATCCGCCCCCGCAGATGCCCGCGGCGAAGCCTGACGAAGAGGATGAGGAAGACGAGGAAGAGGATGAGGATGAGGAAGATGAAGAGGACGACGAGGAAGAAATGGCGCAAGCAATCGCCGCCGCTAAATCCCGCCAATGAACCGCCGAAAGCCAACGCCGAAGCCAATCATCAACCGCGACCCCGCGCAACTGACCACCCGATGAAGCCGCCCGATTACATCATCTCCGCCGCGAAGCGCGGGCTGGAATTGCTTGCCGATGGCTACGGCGGCGACGGGCTCACCGAAGGCACGAAAGACGCCGCGCGACGCATGGCCGCGGGCGAGGTGAGCGACGAGAAAATTGTGAAGGCGAACGCATGGGGGGCGCGGCACGCGGTCGACCTTGAAGCAGGAAAAAACAACAACGCCGACAACCCCGAATGGCCGGGGGCGGGGGCGGTTGCTCACTACCTTTGGGGGATTAACCCGCTCAACCCCTCACCCGCCCGCGAATGGTTCGCACGCCAAGCAGAGAAAATTCAAAACCCTAAAAAAATGAAATCACCGACCACAACTCAATACCGCGCAGGCATGGCATCCACCGACGACTCGGGGCTGATGACGCTCTCTATTTGTTCAGACATCCCCTATCAACGCGGATCGATGGAGGGCGACTATTACGAGGTGCTCGACCACTCGCCTGGGATGATGGATTACACCCGCCTAAGCAACGGTGCCGCCCTCCTCTTCAACCACGACCGCAACATCCAAATCGGCACCGTGAGCAACCCGAAGATCGTTGATGGGCGCACCTACGTTGACGCCAAAATCTCAAGCGCGCCCGACGTCGCAAGCTACGCTCAACGCATGAAGGAAGGGATTCTAAAGGACACGTCGATTGGTTACGAAATCATGGATGACGGCGAGCAGGTGGGAGAGATCGATGGCACCCCAGTCTTCAAGTTTAAGTTCCGCGTCCACGAGGCTTCGATGGTCACGATCCCCGCCGACACCACGGTTGGCATGGGACGCTTTCGCTCCTTGCAAGGCGATGAGGACAAGCAAGTTTCGTTCATCAAAAAACTGGGGGTTGCGAATGCAATTCCACAATCTCAATCTCAAATCAATCCACCTGCAATCAAATCAATCCCTACAAAACCTAAAATGGAAATCACCATCGACCCAACCAGCGAGCGCAATTTAGCGGTCGCCGAATTCAAAAGCCGTTGCAAAAAAATCGACGACTTCACCGCTTCCTTGAAGCACCCTCAGTGGCAGAAGGCCGCCGCTGAAATCGGCGCGAAGCACAAGACTGGCGAAGCCGACTTTGAAGCGTTCCGCCATGAAGCTCTCGACGCTTTTGAAGGTGTGACCCGCGTGAGCGCAGAAGACAAGGGAATCGGCATGAGCGCCCGCAACCTTGGCGACTACTCGCTCGTTCGCGCTCTTTCTGGCGCGGCTCATGGCAAGCTGACGGGCCTCGAAAAAGAAGTTTCCGACACCGTCGCGAAATTGACGGGGCGCGAAACCCAAGGGTTCTTCATCCCGCAGGATGTGATGACACACAAGCGCGCGCTCGCCTCCAACGTCTTCTCCGCCGCCGGTGCGCTTGTTGAAACTGGCTTCCAAGGGCAGTCGCTCATCGAACTCCTCCGGAACCAGATGTACACCGTGGCGATGGGCGCGCGGACGATCAGCGGGTTGAAAGGCAACCTTTCGATTCCCTCGCAAACTGGCGGGGCGACGGCGTCTTGGCTCAGCGAAAACGCTACCATCGCCGAATCCAACCAGACCGTCGGACAGGTGAGCTTGACTCCTCATCGCCTCGCCGCCGCAACCGCCTTTACTTTCCAGTTGCTCGCTCAATCCACGCCTGACGTTGAGTCGTTTGTGCGCGAAGATTTGATGCGCGTGCTGGCGATCGCCAAGGATCTCGCGGCCACCTCTGGCACTGGCTACGCAGGCCAGCCGCTCGGCATTGCCAACACTCCCGGCTTGTCCACCTCGGTCACTTTGGCGGGCGCAAATTCAATGAACTACGCGAACGCGGTGCAGTTCGAAACCAACGTTGCGACCAGCAACGCGCTTCTCGGAAAGCTCGGTTACCTAACCAGCGTTGCCACTCGCGGCAATGCCAAGCTCACCGCCGAAATCTCCGCCGCAAACTCCATCCCCGTGTGGAAAAACAACATCGTCAACGGCTACACCGCGATGGCGACGAACCAGCTGACCACGCTTCCTTCCGTGATCTTCGGCAACTTCGACGATCTCATCATCGCCGACTGGGGGGCCGGTGGAAACGAAATCATCGTCGACCCTTACTCGCTCTCAATGCAAGGGCAGGTTCGGATCGTCATCCAACACCTCACCGACGTCGCCGTTCGTCACGCTAAATCCTTCAGCGTGTCCTCCACCTAATCCGCAGACCAACCTTCAAAAATAGAACCATAATCCTATGCCACAATCACCCGACATCAACGGAGAGAATACGGTCATCGCCTTCCTCCCTCCCACCGCAATCACCGCCGCGACAACCACTTACGCAGGCGTTGACCTGCAAGCGTTCGTGGGCAATGTGCTCGTTACCCTTAATTGGGTGCGACCAAACGCCGCGGCTGGCACGCTCGCCTTGGCGATCCTCGACAGCGCGGACAACACAACCTTCACCGCCAACGCGTTGACGGGCATCATCTCTGACGTCACGACCGCGACAAGCGGGTGCGTCAAATGCGCGATCGACACCAAAGCCGTCAACCGCTACGTCCAGCCAAAGCTGACCTGCACCGGCACCACGGCAACGTGGACGGCATCTTTAGTGATTGCCGGATTGAAATCGATCGTCTAAACCTCGGTTTGGTTATTTGTCATAACTGGCGCAGTGCCGAAAGGCACTGCGCCTTTTGCTTGCCATCATGCTTCCCTTGTGCGAGTAAATCGCTCCTCCCAATGACCACCACCGAAGCGCGAAAAAAGAACCGAAAGAAGCTTGGCGAAGCTGAAAAATTCTCACGAGCTGACGACCGAAGCGGAGCGGAAAAGATCTGGCGAGCGCACCTAAAAGACGCCCCCGAAGATGCCGACGTGCTTTTCAACGTTGGCGTGTGCATCCAACGCCGAGCGCAGGAATCCGCAGAACGCCATGAAGCCGCCACCTTTTTTGATCGCGTCGTTTCTTCGCCCGAAGCGACGATGGAGCGCAAAGCCGACGCGCTCAACAACCTCGGGTTGCTCATGGAATCCATTGGTGAAAGCGAAAAGGCAATGGTGGCTTATGGCTTCGCGCTCAAGATGTGGCCCACCCACAAAACCGCGCGCGTCAACCTCGGCGATTCGCACCGGCACTTCGGCAATTTTCACCAAGCGGACGAGGAATTTAGGGTCGTGCTCAGCCAAGACGAAGCTTCACCCGACGCTCACTTTTGCGCTGGGATGATCGCGCTTTTATTGGGTGACTACAAACGCGGGTGGGAGGAATACCGATGGCGGGTGAAGGTGCCAAACTACCAGACAAAACCTTTCATCACCGACAAGCCGAAGTGGCAAGGCGAACCGCTTGACGCCAAGACAATCATCCTCACCGAAGAGCAGGGGTTCGGGGACTCGTTTCAATTTTTGCGATACGCCCGATGGTTTAAGGCGCAGGGGGCGCGCGTGGTTTTTCGCGCTCAGCCTGCACTCCACCGCATCGCCGAAGGCTTCGACGGCATCGACGAGATTTGTCACCTCGGCCACGAACCCACCTTCGACTTCCACCTTCCGCTAATGGACGCCCCCCACTTCGCCGAGACGACATTAGCAACCATCCCCACAGCCCATTGTTTGCGCATAATGCCACGCTGGGAGCGTTATTCGTTGCAGACGAGTAATCTACTTAGGCGGCGCATCGGCATCGTGTGGGCGGGCTCACCCGCTCACGGCAAAGATAATGCGCGATCGATCCCCGCCGAAGCCTTCCAGGCGATGATCGACGCCAACCCGCTTCACGATTTTTACTCTCTTCAAGCAGGCCCGAAGCAACCCGAGATTCAGAACCTCCGCGGCATCACGAAAGATCTTTCGCTCGGCATCAAAGACTGGACGACGACCGCGCAAATTCTCTCGTGCCTTGACCTCCTCATAAGCGTCGACACCGCGTGCGTTCACCTCGCCGGGGCACTCGGTCGCCCCGTGTGGATGCTCACCCCTTACTCCCCCGATTGGCGGTGGCTACTCGCCCGCACAGATTCGCCGTGGTATCCACGCCTTCGCCTCTTTCGACAACCCGCCGCAGACGACTGGCAAACCCCGATCAAACAAATCTCCGATGCACTACAGGCTTTATAACTTCCTCCTCCAACGCGCCGCGGCTGACATCTACCCTGAACCACCTTCGTCCATCCATTCGCAAATCACCGGGCAGATGGCCCCGCTTTTCGTCGCTACCCTACCCAAAAACGCGCAGATTCTCGACATAGGGTGTGGGCAAGGGGGAGCGTTGCAACTCTTCGCTGTGCTACGTTGTGACGCCGTTGGAATTGGCATCGGCGACGAAGACTTAGAAGCGTGCCGAGCGAAGAATCTCAACGTTTTCAAGATGGATCAGAACGAAATGAGTTTCCCCGAAAACTACTTCGATGGCGTTTGGGCGCGGCACGTTCTCGAGCACTCGCTCGCCCCGCTCTTTACGCTCACCGAAATCGCTCGCGTGCTCAGGCCAAAGGGCAGGCTCTACGCTGAGATGCCCGCCCCAAACACATCATGCCGCCACGAATCCAACCCCAACCACTACTCAGTCTTCGGGAGTGAAGCGTGGGCGGAGTTGCTTTTCAAGGCAGGGTTCGACGATGTGCAGATGGTCAGCATCCCGCTCGAAACTGGCGCAGGAGCAGACGAGTATTACGCGTTCACCGCTACCAAATTATGATCAAGATTTTCTACGCGGGCCAACCGGGACAAGGCTTCGGATGGGGGGTGGCAAATCATTATTTGCGCACCGAGATTGCTCGCCTCACTCCCCTTGTCGATATCCCAGAGAAAGCCGACGTGGTTGTAATGCCACTCGCAAACCACGACCTCGACCCAGCAACCCGAGAGCGCGCGCGAATCAACCTCGCCATCACGTTTTTTGAGTCGCAACTAGGGGAGCGAGCAAGGGAAAACGCCCACCGATACAACGCTGTTTTTGCGGGCTCTTCGTGGTGCGTTGCTCGCCTTGCCGAGCGTGATATTCACAACACCTCTCCGCTCATTCAAGGGGTTGATCGGCGAGTTTTCAAATGGGCACTTCCTCGCCCACGTGACGGGCACTTCCGCATCTTCAGCGGCGGGAAATTTGAGTGGCGGAAAGGGCACGACCTCGTGATCGCCGCCTTCCGTCGCCTCATCGAAACTCACCCCACCGCGCACCTTGTTTGCGCATGGCACAACCCGTGGCCCGGCTTATTCGCGACCATGGCAAACTCTCCGCATATCGACACCGCCGCGAACGGCGGGACGCAAGAGCAATTCTTCGCAAACCTCCTCCTCATCAACGGCATCCCGCTCCACCGCTTCACCATCCTTCCGCAACTCACCCACGGGCAACTCGCCGCCGAAATGAGCGCAACCGACTGCGGGCTTTTCCCCAACCGATGCGAAGGCGGGACGAATTTGGTGGCGATGGAATACGCATCAATCGGCAGGCCGATCGTCGCCAATGTGCTCACAGGGCACGCCGATATCCGCGACGCGATCACTCACAAAATCTTCGCCACCGAGGATTCGATGGGGTGGGCGGTGCAGACCATCGAAGAAATCCACGCGAAGCTCGTCACCGCCGCGTCGGTGGAGCCAACGCCGATCCTCACCGCCCCCGTCTGGGAGTGGTCAACTGCCGCGCGCAAGATCGTTGAAACCGCGCAGGCAATTGACCTTCAAACGTGGCGCTGGCACAATCTCTAACGATGAGCAATTTCACAGACGCATGGACGGAGCTTTATAACGCGCAGACCGAAGCGACAGGCATCGCCTACGTTGCCACGGTCAATCTAATTACGGGCCCGTGCATCCTCTCGACCATCGCCCTCCGCTCCAAACTCTCGCTCTCATCCTTCACCCAAGATGGGGCCGTGCCTTTCCAAATGCTCGCCTCGACATTCCCCAATGGCGAACCGCCTGCACAATGCGCAATTGAGTTGCTCGGGCTCCCCAACCTCTACCTCTACGACCTCGACGTTAACAACGGCGTCTACTACATGACCGCCCAAGACCGCACTCAAAAATGACACTTGAAGCCGCCGTTGAATCTGCTTTTTCCGCCGTCCTGCGCCTCTATCAGACCGAGCTTGCCGAGGTGCGAATCAACCTTGCTTCCTCTGGCCTCTCGCAGACCGAAGTTGCCAGCGACACGCTCCCCGTCGAATACCAACCGATGCCATGCATCACGCTGACGGCGACGAGCGGGGAGGAGTTGGTGAGACGCTCAGGAGCCTACGCGGTGACGCTCGAAATCCGCGCGGAAACAAGCGCCGTGCCCGCCGAGGGGGCGATGAGCCTTGACGACCTCTACACCTACGCCACGCGCCCGCTACGCTACGATGTGCCATCGTTCACAAGCGTAATGGATACCGCGCAAGCCGCTTTGCGAATGCACGGAATCAATCGTCGCCAATCCTCATTCGATCAGGAAGCAGGAGATGCTTTTTACGCGCGCACAATGACGGTCGAAATCATCTGCGCGCTTCGCTGATTCTGTGGGTTGCGAATAGCTGGCTCCCCTCCCAATATCGGGAGACATGAGCGAGCAAATTGACGAAGCAACAAGGGCGGAACTCGAAGCAGATATTGCGATGCGCACGGCGTTCATCGCCACGCTCCCCGAAGGATCCTTTGCTTTAGTGGCTTATTCAGAGGGGCTTGCAACGCGCATAGCTCAGCTTGCCTCGCTTCTCCCACCTCCGCCCAAACCCAAGGCAGTTCTCACGCCTCTTTCTCCTCTCGACCCGCAACCAACCATCTAATCTATGGCCGCAATTACCATTACACCCGCATCCCTTGTCCCATCCGCAAACGCGATCCGTTTTAACGGCGTCGCTGCTGAAACCATTACCCAGGGCCAGGCGCTTTACCAGCTCGCCGCAGGCACTTTCGGCAAGTGCGATAACAACCTTTCACTCATCGCCGCGACGTTTGTTGGCATCGCTGAAAGCGCAGGATCCGCCGGGCAAACCATCTCAATCCTTCGAAGCGACACCGCCCTTGTGCTCGGCGGAACGCTCGTCACCGGCACCGCCGTCTGCACGTCGCCGACCGCCGGGGGGCTTACCATTACGCCCGCCGACAACACCACGGGAAGCTTCGTCACCGTCATTGGCATGGCGACATCAGCCACCACCCTAAACTTCGGTTCCGGCTTCCTCTCATCCACCGCAATTTAATCCACCTACCCTATGCCATCCGTCACTCTTATCGGCACCGCTGGAGCCGCTTACGCATTACCAGCCGAAGAGCTTTTCGTGGACGCCGAAAGCGTCTCGCTCGACATCTCACCCCAATTCATCAAAGAGAAAAATAACGCTTTCGGCATTGTCAACGGCGTTGCTTACGGGCCGATGGAACTCAGCCTTTCCATCAGCGGAAAGACGAAAGTGAAGAGCGTTACCGCCCCCTATACGGGCTCGTGTTTGCTCTCCGTGCTTGGTACCGCGTTCGTTCCTCAGACGACTTACACGACCCTCTCCGCTGGCACTCCGATCACCGCGATCTTCGGCGCTCCGACTACCGGCCTTTACCTTGAAAAAGCCTCTCTAACCTACGGCGAAGGTGACTTCGTCAGCTTCGCCGCTGACTACAAAGCGCGCGGCGGAATCACCTAAGCAACCATCCCGAAACAAACAGGAGCGGGCACCTGAAAACCGCACAGAAACTCCATGGAAACAGGCACGAACAACGTCCCAATCGAGTCGCAAATTTTTCGTTGCGACAATCTCTCACTCGCCATCGCTCTCTCCGCGATGGGTTGCAAATTCGCTCAATCAGACGGGCGCACGCTGGCAGGGCTCAACCAATACACGCTCGGCTTTATTCGTGGGCAAATCGACCCAAAAACAGGCGAGCCACGGGCAAAGGGAATGACTCACGAAGACGCAATCAGGCTGATCTGGAAGCAAGGCATTCCTGGCAATGTCATCTACTTTTTCGAGCGGTGCGAGGTGCTCACCGCGTTCTGTTTAGGGTGGGATGAGCAAGGGCAGACCGGTATCAAAGACGAGGTGCCAATTGCCACCGAAGCGAAGGACGCCGGGCGCATTGCTCGCCGCTTGGCACAGACCCGAGCGGAGTTTATTGGCGACAAATACACCACCGCTCTTTGGCGTCGGCGAGACGAGGACGGCAATCTTTTCATCCCCGCCATCGCTCACAATATCGGCACGTCTTCCACCGAACCAACGGGCGACAAATCAACCCGCACAACCATCCGCGGCGCGTCGCTTCGCGCCGTTAAAATCTAATTTATGGAAACCGAACTACCAACCGCCCCGCCCGAAGCCGAAGCCGAATTTGGAAAAGTCTACCACTTCGGCAAACGTCAACTTTTCCCCTTCAGCTTCGCCCGGCAGACCGCCTTCCAGCGTCTCGACGTCGGCTCATCCTCACCACTCGAAAGCGCGACGATGGTCGTTTACCTTTGCCACCAATCACCCCGCGCGATCGACCGCGCACGGGGCGAGGAGGGGTGCAGGGCGTTTCGCCTCGCGTGTGCGGAGTGGGCAGACGCTCAGAAGATTGGCGTCAACTACCGAGACGCGGAGGGCGTTATTCGTGGCTCAGTCGCAGGCGACGCGATCAAAAAAATTGCTGATGAGATCTGGACAGACATTGCATCAGCGACGAGCGAACCGAACCTACCTGACAGCGACTGGGCACCCGCAAACCCAAACGCCTAACGCCGAGCCGCGAAGCCGCTTTCGTGGCTCGCGTTTCGGCTGTCCTTCATGGTAGTCTTTCCCCGCATGAAATCCTCTGGCAACTTAGCTACGCCGACGGGCTTAACTACGTTACCGCGTGGTGGGAGCTCTATTATGAGCGATGCGCTGGGGGCACGATTTACCACGGGGTGGATTGCAGGCGGGTGCGCCTGGAGAGCGAAGGAGGGGAATTGATATGACGATGGCAGTTGATTTATCGAAGTTCCGCGCGGCGCTTGTGGCGGTAAAAAACCAGACGAAAAAACCAGAGGCGGACATCGTCAACCGAGCGATGCGCGACGTCGCTTTTCGTTCTGCGAGCTTTACTCCGAAGGCGACCGCGTCAAGCATCAACTCTGCTCTCGGCGGGAAAACTGGCAGGGTGCTGGCAGGATTGGCCGCGGTCGCGTGCAACAAAAAATTCGGAGTGAAAAAGTGGAGTCGGGTGGAGCATAAGGAGATGATGGCAAAGATTTTAAAGAGGCGAAAATCTGGCATTGGCGCGCTTCGGGCGGGATGGATCCCAGCGATTCAGGCGCTGGGTGGAAGCTACCGCGGGGCGAAGCTTGCGAGCGGATCCGCATCGAAAGGCACGGCGAAAAAAGCGACTATCAACAACCTCGTTGGCGTCATAAAAAACGCCGTCTTCACTCGCAACAATAAGGGGGAAAAGACAGGGGTGGGGAATATTGCGGTGGCTTCGGACGCCCTCGGAAAAGCAATTCGATTTGTCATAAACGACCGCCAAACTTACCTCGACCGCAAGCGCGGAATCGTCAAGGTGCTTAAGGCAAACTCAGACAAATAATATGTCCACCGAATCCCTAGAATTTAAATCTTCCCTCGACTCATCCGCCTTCGCCCGTGGGCTTCGAACGATGGAAGCGGGGGCGAATAAAGCAGGGAGCAAAATTACATCTTCTTTTGAGAATATGGCGAAAGGCGGAGTCGCTCAGCTCGCTGCGGCGTTTAGCGTTGGGGCGATCGTCGCCTTCGGCAAATCTGTGATGGACTTCGCGGGCGACCTCCAAGACACAAGCGACACACTAGGCATCACGACGGACTCTTTGCAGGGGCTCAACGCGGTTTTCTTAGCAGGTGGAAGCAACGCCGAGACGACGAAAAAGGGGTTGATCACGCTCACCCGCTCGCTTCAAGACATTGCCACAACCGCAGACGGGCCCGCAAGGAAGGCGCTGGACGCGCTCGGGATCTCGTTTGCTGACATTGCCGGGCTGACCGCAGATGAGGCAATGTATGTGATTGCTGACGCGATGATGAGGGCGACAGACAAGGGGGCCGCGTTGGATGCGGCGATGACGTTGCTTGGCAAATCAGCGTCCAAAATGGCACCTGCTTTGTTGGGTGGAGCGGCGGCGATGAAAGCGGCGGCAGACGCGGCTCCAAAGATCCCGCCCGCGCAAATCAAAGGCGTCGCTGACTTTGGCGACGCAATTGAAGCAATGGGAGTTGAGGCGAAAGTTGCCACAGCTCCACTGTTAGCTTTAATTGCCGAAGGCTTAAAAACAGAACAGCAAGAGGTCGCGTGGCGTCAACTCGGTGACGCAATTAAGGACGCTACCAAAGACGCGCTTGTCTACTTTGGAATTAAAGCGCCCGACAAGAAGCCTGAGCTTACAAGCTTTGACTTTAAGAATCGGCGACCCGAACTTGGCAAAGGCCCAAAAGACAAAATCAAACCCGCCGATCCTCGCATCAAAGCTCAACAGGAAGCGGCGCTTGAAGCCGCTGAAAAAGAGGGGGAGGCCATGGAAAAAGCGGTGGCGATTCGAGACAAAGCCGAAGCTGATTCAATGGCTTCCCAACTGACGCTCAACGAGCAATTGCAAGAGGCGACGGCGAAGAGTCTCGACCTTCAAGAATACATCGCCAGCTCCGAAGGCATTGATCAAGTCAACGCGCAAACCGAGCTGATTAAGCTTGAGCAAACCAAGCTTGATTTGGTCGAAAAAGTTGCGAAGGCGGAGCAGGACGCCGCGCAGAAAAAACAAGACTTTTTCCAACAACAGATGGACAAAGAAAACGCCGAGAAAGCCGCCGCTTACAAGGAGCAGTTGCAGGCGGAAAAAGCGTTGCAGGAAGTGCAGAAAGACCGCGCGGAAGAGGCGATGAAATTCGCCGACGACAACCTCGAGAAGGCAAAGAAAAACCTTGAAGACGTGTTCACCGGCAAGGTGAAAAAGCCCACAAAAGCCGAGACAAAGCTTGCCGCTCAGATGAGCACGGCGATGGGCGAAGACGTGGTGCAAGCAAACAAATTCGGGGCGGAAGGTGGGTTGGGGAAAAAGCAGTTGGATGCGACTGGCAAGGTGATTACGGGGTTGGGCTCAACGGGCGGGCTCGGCGGAGCGGCGCGCAAAGATATGCCACAGGGAGCCCGCGACGCAATCGCCCGATTCAACCTCGCCAAGCAACGACAGGAAGCCGCGAAGGGGAATCTGCAAAAAACCAACGACCTTCTCGACCTCATCAACAAAGGAATCAACGGAGCCAAATAAATGCCAGCAACCACCACCTATAAACCATCGACCGGGGCGGGCTACGTGTTCGAGGACACGACCACCCCCGTTGCAACGAAAGCCGTTTGGGGGATGGATACGCTGACGCGCAAGGTACAAGGCGCGCAACCCGAGGAGGTGGCCTATATCAACGGGCTGGCTCAAGGTGACATCACAAATTTCAACGGGCAGTTGTGGTATTTGCAAAACTGGGACAGCGACCACGACCCGATTTACCCGACTATCACGCTCAACTATTTGGGGTTGAACGACGGCATCCCCGCCCCGTTCACAAGCGGAACGACGGTGGTGCAAACAGGCACGATTTCATGCACGACACCGGCCAAGGCGAGCAGGACGTTTTCCTACTACACCCGCCAATCGACTTACAAATACATCAAAGCTTCTCGCCCAACGACTCCCACCTACACGACGCTGGACATCGCCTATACGCCGACAATTTTCAAGAGCGAGATCCGCAACGAAGACGGCACCGTTTACCTCGGCAACGCTCCCGCCGGGCTCGTCACCGCATTAACGCCGGTGGGCGTTGTGCTGACGACCACGATGACTGCCACCCCCGTCTTCGGCACCCCGTACTTCGAGTGTGAAGACAATGTGGTTTCGCTCCTCCCATCTAACTAATGCCAAACCTCATCCCCATTCTACCGCGGGCGGATTCTTACCTTGAAATCAAGGCACTTGTGAACCAGCTCGCCGACGAATTCGAGCGCGCTTATTTGGTTGATGGGCGCGGAACCACGGTGGCTAATTCGGTGACGGGCAGGGGGAGAAGTATCGACCTTGACCCCTCGGCAACCGCCGCAGGATCCACGACAGGCGAGCCCGAGGGAGCAGACCCTTACGTGATGCGGTCGAAAAAATACGGCTCGACTGCACCGAGCGACGACACCGCCCCGCTTGCGCTCGACCAAGCCAACCCCGACGAATGGATGAGGAGCGACCCGCCGCGGAAAACTGCGGTGGCGATTGACGAGATCGGCGATGGGGGGCAACCCGCGCAACCATTCCCAACAACGATAGAAGTAAGCGCAGGCCACGGAATCCCCGCAACAGGTGGCCCGTTTTTTGTCTTTATTGACGGGAGCGGAACCACCCCCGACATGGACGGGCTTTATAACGCGACCTACGTAAGCTCAACCGTTTTTACCGTGCCATTTCAGCTCGCGGATTCAGGCAATTCGGTTGGCCAAGGCACAATGGCCATCTCCACCGCAGGCGTGACCGTCAACGAGGAGGCGCGAATCTATATCAGCGGGAGTGGCTCGGGGACATTCTCGCAGAAGATTTTCACTCGGCAGAAAAAGTGGGACATCCGCGGCGGGCTTTACTATGTGAGCGGGGAAACGCTGGCGGAGTTTGACACCGAGTCTGGGAGCGGATCCGCGGGCGGGGGGCTTCCTTGACCGCCGTCTTTTCGTGGCGTCGCCCGGCTTCGATCCCTTTCACCCTTCACGACGCTTGGTTGTGGACTGGCGCGCTGGCTTACGCTCGGCGCGCTGGGATGGCGACTCTGCTCGTTGCCGACGCCGCAGGTCTATCCACCTTGATTGATCGCCTAAAGCTCAGCGTTGACCGCGTGGAGCAATTGCCACCCATCCCCGCCGAGCTTGACCACGTGCGCGACATTGCGAAGCTCCAGGCGCTCAAGGTTGCAGGGGCAAACGCGATCCACATCGACTTCGATGTGTTCCTTCGCAAGCCACTTCCGCCCCAGATTCTCAACGCCGACTTTGCCGGTGAATTTTTTTACCCTACGCGTCCATTTTTGCACCGCGTCAACGACTCGCTCAAGGTCGCACGCCACCAACCGCCTCCGGTGCAATGTCTGGCTGGTGGCATCATGGGCGGGCAGGCCACCGAGCGCATCCACGCGGTGGTCGACCGAAGTTTAGCGGTGGCTTTGAATCCGCTAAACCGCTCGGCGTTGGTTGTGGCAAATGGTTACCAAGCTTCGGTGCTTATCGGCGAAGCCGCCTTCGCCGCCGAGTTTCCAGACGCTCAAATTCTCCTCCCTCACGCCAACCAAAATCGTCAAGACTACATCGACCGCGGCTATGTGCATCTAGCGGGCAACAAGGACAACCCAACGAAGCTCCACCACGCGAGCGAGATGGTTCGCCAAGACTTCCCAAGCGAATACGCGTCAACCTTCGCGGGCTTCGCGGGGTTGCGAAACTAGCGACCACCTACCAAACTCCTACCTATGGCGACCCTCGACATTGAACTCTATTACGACCTTGATCGCCGACGCTGGACGACCTCGGCGGGCGGGCTGGCGACTCAGCCTTCGCTCTTCATCGGGCAAAGTAACACCATAGATTTTAAGGTGCGCTTTGTGCAAGGCGGGGTTCCGATTGAGCTTACAACTCCGAGCTTTATCGCAGGGGTAAAAGTCACCGACGACCCCCTTGGCGACTACCTGCTTTTGACCACTACCGGCACAAAAACAGGGACGGGAGCGACGACGATCTACACGTTCACCCTGCTCATCGACAGCGTTGAGCTTCAGGCTTATTTGGTAGGCATTACGCCTTCGACTAACTCGACCGCTTTCGAGGTGCGCGACACGGTCAACAACATCGCCACCCTCCCCGCAATCACTTGCTCAATTCTCCCAGATTACACACTGACAGGTGCGACTCCGGCGGCGGGCTCGGGGACGCTCGTCGTAGATAGCGGGGCGACGTTTACCGTCCACAAAACCTTCGCGATGCCCGTGGACGATGGGCAGAACAATTACGTTCTGAAAACCAATGGCTTCGGGGTGGGCAGTTGGGCGGTGGACAGCGCGGGAACAGGGACAGTGCAGAGCGTAAGCGTGACGACCGCAAACGGAGTTTCGGGGACAGTTGCTACCTCAACCACCACCCCAGCGATTACGCTTACTCTGGGGGCGATTACGCCGACCACGGGGGCGTTTAGCGACACGACCGACGCAACAAATTCCACCACCGCCCCGCTCAAAACTGCGGGTGGATTGGCGGTGGCGAAAAAAGCATTTATCGGCACGTTCCTCGACCTTGTTGCGACGACCGCGACGGCGGGGCAGATTACGCAGGCGGGGAGCAGAATTTTCCATACCTTCGGTGGCACTGGGAATATTTGGCTGGGACTGACCACAGGCAACACGGCAGGAGCGTTGACTGGTACGAACAATATCGCCATCGGCACGCAAGCTGGAAAATCGATAACGACTGGAGCAAACAATATGTTCATTGGCGTCCAGTCGGGCGAATTTGTTACGACAGGGTTCAATAATACTTGCATGGGTGGATTTGCGGGATACGGCATCGGCGCAGGTACGCGGAATGTCGCTGTTGGTTATGCATCTTTGCAAAACGGCGGGACCGGTGGTTCAAATGTCGCGATTGGGCAGGCTAGTTTGCAAAACATTTCAAGCGGCACGCTTAATGTCGCTATTGGCTCAGATGCAGGAGATGTGGACGGAATTGTTGTCGGTGGGTTGACTGGCAAAGATATTAGCTCTGGTGGCAACAACACGATCATTGGCGCGGGTGCTGGATCTACATTAGCCACAGGCACTTACCGCACTGCTATCGGGAGCGACTCCCGATGCGAAAGCAACAACGCAATCAAGCTCGGGCGAGACACGCTTGATGTGGTTCTTTTGCCGAAAATGACAGAGGCGCAACTGGCTACGGCGGCGACGACATTAAGCACAGTCAAAGGCGCGATTGCGTACTGCACTGATGGAGCGCAAGCCGATCATGTATTTTTTTACAACGGAAGCAGTTGGGCGCGGATCAACTAATTTTTATGAGTACCACCACTATCACAATCGATGTTGCGTTCCTCACAACGGAACAGCGAGACGCCGCCACGCTCCTCTTCGCACGCTCAGGAGGATGGCAACCGCTCGTTGACGGTGAGCCAAACCCCATCACCGCAGAGGCTTACGGAGTTACTATGATCGCCAATTACCTGCGCCAACGGGTGAACGAGCAGTCAGCCTACGACGCACAAATTGCGGCGGCGCAGGCGACCGCTGACCTGCTCGACGGCGTGACGGTGACGACTCCCGCTTAATCATTGCCCATGAATGATTTACTCGGTTCGATGGGGCGGTTTTTTGCGAACGAGTGGGATGGATTTTACCAGCGCGTCGTCGTGAATGTGAGCGTGACCACGGTGGGAATCCTCACCCCGCTCGTTCATGCGGAACTCAATATGTGGCTACAGACCACTATGTATGTGAGCGGGTTGATCGTGCTGGTTTGGAATTTTTGGGGGGCGCAAAAAGAGCTACAACGCAAACGATTACGGGATGAGGAGGCGGCGGCGGAGTGGATGCGAGTGGCGCAGGCGGAGAACAAGTTTCCCAAGCAAAAAACCAAAGACCTATGAACACGAAAAACCTAGCTGGCTATGGTTCAATTGTCATGTCGCTACTGACCGCCCTCGCCGCCGCCCCCTACTCCCTCGGTGAAGTGGCAATGGTTATCCCGCCAGAGTGGAAGGAGCGGGTGTTCATTGCCGGGGCAATTGCCACTTTGATTCTTCGGGTGATTCGCGACAACACCACCCCACCAACAATCCCAACCCAACCAACACCATGAACCCAAAAACCCTCCTCCTGCTACCATCCATCTTCCTCCTTTCTTCTTGCTCCACCGAGTGGATGAAGAGCAACACCACCAAAGCAGTTCTGTCCGAGATTGGGACGATGGTCTTCAGCGCCGCCGTGCAATCATTTACCTCTGAGAGCAAGGTGGATTTAGGACATTCGATGGCACAGGGATTGTGGCAGAATCCACAGGTGACCGCAGGATCGATCAAGCGCATTGCGGATGCATGGAGTGCTGACCGCCTGCATAAACTCTCTACAGAGGCACTGAAGGCGTATGCGTATGCCAACCCACAGAACTCAAAGCAACAGGCCCAGGTGACAGATGCAATTGCCAGTGCAATTAGTCATGCGGCAGAGCAGAAAGGCTTATGAGACTAGCACAACGACTGGTTGACCTAGCCTTGAAGGAAGTGGGGGTTGAGGAGATTGGTGGGACGAATTGCGGGCCTCGCGTCAACGAATACAAGGCGGCGACGTGGCTCCCTCCCGATCAGGCGTGGCCGTGGTGCGCGGCGTTTATTGACTGGCTCGTTATGCGAGCGATGGCGGAGAGCGGGCAAAAATTTACTTTCGAGCGACCCCGCACCGCCGGGGCGTGGGATCTCGAAAATTGGTCAATGAAGCAGGACGGGAGCACGTGGACAAAGCTTAACCCGCAGGCAGGAGACATCGCGCCTGGGGACATCGTGATTTTTACTTTTTCGCACGTCGGGCTGGCGATTGACGCACCGGCAAGGGGGATGGTCGAAACCATCGAAGGGAATACGGATGGCAACGGAAGCAGAGACGGGGGCGGGGTGTGGCGCAAGTTCCGCAAGATCTCGCAAATTCGCTCGCGGATCCGCTTCACCGTATGATTGACGACGAGCTAAAAACCTCCACCGCGTTCGCTCTCATCTGGACGCTCGGCCTCCTCCTCTTCGGGTGGATTATTTTAATTTTTATGAGGGAAGATTGAAATAAATAATAAACTCGGCGATGGTTGGGGGAGATTATGAACCAACCATCGCCACCACTCCCCGAAGCTTTCCCGCCACTATTATCCCTTCTCTTCCAACGCTTTAGAGGATCGGATGGCAAGCTAATTCGCGGGGCGCAATCACGCATCGCCGAGCACCTCGGCGTCACCTATGGCACTGTTAGCCAATGGTTTAGCAAGGGTAGCAAATGCCACAAAAAGCATCACGGGCAAATTGCTCAATTAATTCTCTCAAACGCTGACTTTTCGGCGAGGAAAACGGGGCCAAAAGCGGAGGCTTAAAAACTTTTTTCCTTAGGTAAATGCATCTTTTTTAATCTTTTTTAAAAATAATTGTTTACAAGTTGTGGAGAAGGTGGTTAATTGATCTCACCAAAGCGAACCACGCCGAGGGAAAAATCCAAACCTAAAAAAATCCAATGAGCGCAACCGCAGCAATTCCTACAGCATCAATCGTTACAGCAATCAGCAAATCCACAATGTACACCGAGATTGTGGAGGCAACATTTATGGGTAGCTTCACTGACCTCGTCGCTTACCTAAACACCTCCACCGAATCGTGGGACTACACGGGGATCGATGGTGACGAAGGCACTGTTTATGACATTTACGGAACAGCAATCGGTGGAGCAGATTTCCGTCTCGCAGTTACCTGCGTAGCTTTTTAACTCACCCCTCAACCCTCACCGCCTCACCCGCCCCTCTCAAGGGGGCGGGTTTCGAGGTGCCGGGAATTAGCTCGGCAAATAACTCAAACCTAAATGACAAAAAAAACCGCAGTCTTAACCATCAGTGGCTTAATCGTAAATCTCCACACGGACGACAACCTGACCCTCGCCTTCGATGGCATGGTTGAGTCAACGCCGCAATCCCTTGCGGAGCTCATCAACATTGACGCCCTCGTGAAGATCTCCACGGAAAGCAACGACAGCAACGAGCGCATCAAGGCGGCGAAGGCCGTGGCAATCGGCGCAACGCTCATTGAGCGGCGCACCCTCCACAATCTAATCAGCGACCTTTCGGTGGAGCTGCAAGCCGAGCGGCTCGAAAGCGCCCGCCTCCGGTCATTGATCAAGCTCAGCGGAGGACAGCCCGTATGAGCGCCCCCTTCCTCGTCGACACCGCCGACCAGCGTCGCCTCATCCACAACGCGGAAAGCCGTCGCCTCCTCGCCTCCCGGCGGATGGCGGTGCGCCTTATCCTCATCTTCGGCACCGTCTCCGCGGTGACGAGCGCAGTCATCACCTATTTTCTCACCCGATGATCACAATCAAAAGCGAAAACTGGCTGATGGCGGAAGCGATGGAGCGAATGCTGGCACGTCACCCCGACTTTAATGGTGGGCAAGGGCGAGCGCATACGGATGAGCTATGGGCGAAGGTGATCAAAGAGCAGGGGCACGATCCTCGAGCGAATGCGGAGCCACTCAGCCTCGAGCAACTCAGCGCCGACGTGGCCCGCCTCCGTGCGATCAATGAGCAGTGGACAGACAGGCGCACCGTGAGCTAGAGTGAGAAAAGCAATTGAACCTGCTACCAATGAAAATGCCCACCCATCGCCCCAAGTCTCTCCGTCTGCCGAGTTGTCATTGCTCAGGTTCAACGGGCGGAGAGACTTGGGGCTTTTTGTTTAAAAAATGAACTGGATCAACTTGAAAATCAGCGCGATGAACTCGCAGGAGCCCGCGGGAGCTACGTCGGCAGAGCTCGGGACATGGCTTCGCCTCGCGCTCTATTGCGTGGAGCAGGAGAACGGCGGCACGATTAAGGGGGCGCGTGATTGGAGCCCTCGGCAATGGATGGCAATCATAGGGGTGAGCGAGGAAGAGATTGATGCCGAAACTCCGCTGTGGAAATGGGAGGAGCTCAACCTAGTAATCTGGAATTATCCGGCAGACCATCAAGAGCGCGTCGAACGCCTCCGCGAAATCGGCGGGCGACGCGCAAAGGGCAAGCCTAAACCAACAAGCGAAGCAGAGGGGGGGGCAGAGGGGGGAGCTTGTGCTATACCAGAGGGGGGAGCAGAGGGGGTGGCTCAAGGTGACCCTAAGAGTAATAGTAAAGCTAATAGTAATTCTAAGAGTAAAGGTAAGGAGAATAGTAATGATAAAGTGAAAGTAGAAGTAGAATCAGAAGCAGAAGCAGAAGACGCCATCCCCGCGGACGCAACAGCAGATCCCGCCGATGCTCATACGGCGCTCCGCGCGGTTGCTGATTTGGGAGTGGAGTATTTTTTAGATCTGAAGGCAAACCCGACATACAAGGCATTGGATCTTCAACTAGAAGCCGGGAAAGCAAACGCCTGGGCTGTGGCGAACCGCCGCAAATTCACTAAACGATTCTTCGTCAACTGGCTCAACCGCGGGCTCGACCGAGCCGCGCAGGTAAACGCCGACGCAAATTTGCACAGCGCAAAGCACCCTAAATACGGGTGGTAACGAAACGATTTTCGTCACCAAACCAACCCCAACCCGACTACAATGACTAAGCACACCTACAGCTTCAAAATCATCAACGGGCGCGTCAAAGTCTACGTCAACGGCTACGTCATGTTCTGCTTCAACCAGATTGATTTTAAGGGGTACTACAGTTACAAGGACGACACTTTGCTCTACGGCATCGACATCTATCTGATGAACGAAAAAGGCGGGGCGACCACGATGGAGATTTATTTTAAGACCAAAGAAAACTGGCTCGGTATCCTCCGCCTCCTTGACGAAAATTTATGAACAACCAACCTATGACACAACCAACCGAACCGCCCCCTCCGCAAACCATCGCCGTTGAAATGCCTTGCCGAACTTGCGGCGACGCTTTCACTACCGAACGACTCGAAATCTTCGGCCACAAATTCCACTACCGGCACCTTTGCCCGCCGTGCGACGCGGCGAAGATCGCAAGCAACGAGGCGAAGCAAGCCAACGAGAAAGAAGCTGAACTACTCACCGCGTGGGAAGCAATTTGCCCGCCTATCTACCGCGACACGGATCTTTCCCGCATCGACCCCCGGTGCGCTCAGGCTGCTCTAGACTGGGACGCAAGCGGGAGCGTTGGCGTCGGGCTCCTTGGCACCACAGGGGCCGGTAAAACGCGCGCCTTGTACCACGCGATGCAACGGGCCCACCGCCTTGGGCGCAGTTGCGCGGCGATCTCGCACAACGCCTTCTCTCGCGCCGTTGGCATCGCGTTCAGCGGAGATGGTTCCGACCGCGCAGAAGCCCGGCACCGCCTGGAGCAACTTCGCCGGGCGCAGGTTGTGTTGATCGATGACCTCGGCAAAGCGCCTTCCACCGAGCGCACCGATGCGGAGCTTGAAGACCTCGTCGAAGAAAGAACCGCCAACCGCCGCCCGATTCTCTGGACGAGCAACGGGAGCGCGGGCTGGCTGGCAAAGCGGCTTGGCAATGACCGCGGGGAACCGTTCGTTAGGCGGCTCAGCGAGTTCTCTACCATCGTCTCGTTATGATCAGCGACAAACGCCTCAGCAACGCAATCGCCCTGGTTAAATCCCGCGGGCTCATTGTCTCGCCTCCACCCGCTGAACGCTTCCCATGGATGACCCCTAGCGAGCTTCATTCTCGATACCTTGGTGGAACTACCAAATCGCGGATGTATCGCAGATTAGCGGGCTCCTCGGCCCCGTGCGTAGATGGTAGGTGGGGGGAGAGCGGGAGACTTCTCGCCGTGCGTGCCACTCCGAAATTAATCGCCTATTTGGCGCAACCGAGCCAGCAAGGGAGGAGATTATGAGCAACCGAATGCCGGTGGACACGACGATTCGTTGGGTGACTTCGCTTGGGGTCGTGCCGCTCGTCATGTCGCCGATGGTTAAACGCGGGAAATGCGTGATCAAGGGGCGCGCCCGCTTCCTCAGTGTGATCTATCGCGGAGGGGCGAAAAATCTTCCGTTCGCGTATTCGCTGTTTTCCATGTCTTAGGCGATGGCGGCGGTGTGCGAGATGTGCGGCAAAATTTGGGCGGGTGTCACCCTCGGGAAAATGTTCCATTGCCGACCGCGCAAAGCGTTGAAACGCAAAGAGAAAAAGCGCGACACGGTGCAAATTAACAAGGGGGAGAGAAGGTGCGAATGCGGGCAACTCGCCACGGTTTATGACGCTTGGAGCACCCCGATTTGCGTTGGGTGCGAAGAAAAAGAGAAAAAAAATCAAAGAAATTTTAGCAACTCAAGTGGTTGCAATTCAGACACTTACAAGGTTCGACTTCCTTGGAGAGAAAAATAATTAAAAATAATTCTTTACTTCTGATTCAATCTGCACCATTCTCTTTCCATGACCAGAAACCAAATCGCCGCCCGCATCATCAAATCCCGCAACGAAAACACATTCACTGAGTTTGTCGCGCAACACCCAACCACCACAGGAATCGGAACATGGAAATACTCCTGCGACCGTGCCGGATGGCACTCCTTCACGGTTGGTAAAGCCATGGAGACATTCGGCAAGTCAGAGAACCTCGCTTGGAGAGTCGCTGGGAAAAACACCAACGTGACCCTTGAGGAACTGCTGGTCGATGCCGCTGAAAACAAAGATGCCGCTGCCGCTGCGGAAATCGAGAGCAAGATCAGCAAGGAAGAAAGAAAGAACCCCGGAACAATCTGCTCCACCGTAAAGGCTGCCTGCGAAAAGGCGGGAGTCTTCTTCAATCGCACATCGCACGAAAATCAGTATTCCACCAACCTTGTCTTCACGATTGGGGAACAACGGGTGCGCTTCGACTACTGCGGCGGAGCGATGATGAAAATAGCCTGTGGCCCAACTCAACTCATGGGACTGGTGGCAGCATTCTTACGCTCATGAAATACGAATACGCAACGATCCCGGTGTCCCTCATGCACGAATGCTCCACCGTCCCGCTGGAAGATGGGGCATTCGTCTCGGAGGGTCTGCACGCTGCCAAGGTGCGCGAGCTACTGGCGGGCGGATTCCGATGGGTGCGAACGGAAGGCGAGGTGGCCATCCTCGAGCGTGAGACGGACACTCTTCATTCTCTGCACAACAACCAAATATGATCCTAAACCGAACCGAATACCAGCGGGCCCGCAAGGCTCGCGGCACGCAAACCCAAATCGCCGACGCGCTCGGCATCCGCCGCGTCACCATCATGCGCCGCGAGACAGCACGCTCCACGGTCACGCGGGAGGCGATGCTTGCACTGCTCACGCTCCCGGTGATAGGGGTGGGCAAGTGCCCGAAAAAGCTAAGCCAAAAAAGCGACTCCCTCACAGACGAAGACTCTGCGACTGCACCCGCCCCACGGAAATCAAAGGATGCGGCAAATGGATCTGTCGCCGGTGCTACGACATCGAGCAGGGGACGAAGCACAAGCGTCGCCCAACTCAAGATCACGAGGGGGAAGGCCGGAGCGATCACGTCTACCGCGTCGGCGGATTAGACCCCGAAGAATTTTAACCAACAGGGACGGCGCTGAAACTAAGCCGTGACAGGATCGGAGAGACGATCGCAAGAAAGCAGATAATATGACATCAAAACTAAAAGGAAAAGACCCAGTGAACGCGGAACCAAGCAAGCCCAAAATGCTGATCTTCGGCAAGCCCGGCGTTGGCAAAACATGGGGGGCGTTGGATTTCCCGAGCTGTTACTATATCGACACCGAAGGGGGCGCAGATTTGGCCCATTACACCGCAAAGCTCGCCGCCTCAGGTGGAAGCTACATGGGCCCCGATGACGGGGCGCTTGACTTCGAAACTGTGATTGATCAGTTCTCCGCCCTCGCGACATCCCCTCACCGCTTCCAGACGGTGGTTGTGGATTCGATCAGCAAACTCTTCAACGCCACCGTTGCCAAAGAAGCCGAGCGACTCGGTGACAAGGACGCCTTCGGGGCGAGTAAGAAACCCGCGGTGGCGTTTATGCGTCGCCTCATCGCCTGGACAAGCCGGTTGGATATGAACGTTCTGTTTATCGCTCACTCCAAGCCCGAGTGGGGGGTGGATAGCAAAGGCGAACGAAGCGAGATTGGGCAAACCTTTGATTGTTGGGACAAACTGGAATACGAGTTGCACCTTGCACTCGAGATCTACAAGCAAGGGCCGACCCGCAAGGCAAAGGTGAGGAAGTCGCGGTTGCAGGGCTTCCCTGATGCGTCAGCTTTCGAATGGTCGTTCACCGAGTTCGCCACGCGTTACGGGGCGGACATCATTGGCAAGGCACCCGTGCAGGTTGTGCTCGCCACCGCCGAGCAGGTCGCCGAGATTGAGCGCCTGTTAAGCATCGTCAAGGTGGACGAAGCCGACATCGAAAAATGGAAGACCAAAGCGGGGGCGGAAACCTTCAGCGAATTCACCACTGCGCAAGCGGCCGGCATTCTTACTGCCCTCAACAAAAAACTCAGCAAATAATCAAATGAAATTCAAACCACAGACAGAAGAACAATCCGCCTCGGCGGAACGCCGACCCCTCCGCGCAGGCATCTATGATGCCGAGGTGCTCGAGGTTACAGAGACGCAATCGAAGGCGGGCAATGATATGCTCAAGCTCAAGTTGGGGGTGTTCCGCCCCCAAGGCGGGCAAGATTGGGTTTATGACTACATCACCGATACATCGTATCGCCTTGCTCAACTCATGACCGCTTGTGGCATGAGTGAGCAGTACTTGAAAGGCGAGGTGGATGCCGACGAGATCAAGGGCAAATGCTTCCAAGTCACGCTCAAGATCGACCCCGCCCGCGGTGAGTACTCGGAGCGCAATAGCGTCGGGCGTTACGGGTTGGCAACGCCGAAGCCCGCCGCCCCGAACAAAGAGGACGATGAGGAGGAGGGCGACGAGATCCCGTTCTAAACACAGCTAACGCCGGGCGAGAGTCCGACCCTCTCGCCCGGCACTTCCTCTCACCCAATGCCTACTACCCAATGCCAAACCATTCTCCTCACAATACCCATCCGTTGCCCAAGCTGGAACGCCATCCTCGCACAGGGCCACTGGCAAAGGATGAAGGCGAAGAAGGCGGTGCAGGCCGCGTTCATCTCCGCATTGTCTCAATCCGCAAACGCCTCCTCGATCCCGATAATCTTAGCGTTAAGTGGTTCATCGACTGTTGCCGATATGCGGGCATTATTCGCGGCGACGAGCACGATAAAATCACGCTCCAAATCGAACAGCGCAAATGCGCCAAAGGCGAAGCCGAAGCAACGCAAATTTGGCTCACCCTTCCGCCGAAAGCCTAAGACCGCATGAGCCTCTGCCGCCCCGCTACGCGCTCCGTTATCCATGTGGCGCATGACTACGCCCGCGGGCGGTGCAAGCGTTGTGGCGAGGCGCAGGTGAGCATTGCGGAGCTACGCAGGCGGCGGGCGGAGGCGGAGGCTGGGGCACCCCCCACCCCCCCCGGGGGTTCTAGGTTCTCCCTGCGCTCTATCTCGTCCGTATT